TGCTCACCAATACCTGTGGCATTGTTCATGTAAACCATAATGTTAGTCTTTGCTCTTTCGAGCTCTCCTTCGGCATGCATACGTGCTGCTTTTACTAATTGTTCCTTCAAAATCATATCCTTTCCTTATTATGATTTAATATTCGGCAACGTTTTCCCAAGGGTAAACGAGCCATACGTCTTCTTCTGCTTTGTTAATTTCGTGACAAGTATATCGTACACCGTCAAAATTACTTGCTGAGTTTTCAGTTAGTGTAGCAAATCTTACATTTGCAAGTTCGCCATTCCATACACTGTTCCACGCAGCATCTTCATTGGGCAAACATCCAGATGGCCAATCTTCTTTAATCCAATTGAAAGTAGCACCAGTATCGTTGATATCATCTACAATAAGAATGTTTTTACGCAGTTTAGTATCCCAACGTGCGCCAGTGATTCCAGTTTTTTCAGAATCGTTATAACCAAACGCCTCTTCCGCCATCCACAAGTTACTTTCAGGACCTTGATCGTCATCACGTAAACTTACTTTAAGTGCTTCGCAACGAATGCCAGTCATGTTACTAATAATAGTAGCAGGCACATTGCCGCCGCGTGTTAGTCCTACAATGTAATCAGGACGCCAGTTGTCAGCATACATTTGATTAACAATGCTTACACACATACGTTCAATGTCAGTCCAGCTGTAGTAATGTTTCTTAATCATTTGCCTTCCTTTGATTTTTTTTCTGCTTTAGTTAGTTTGTTGTTCCAAGTACTATTACTAATACCTAGCTCACTAGGCATAGGCTTTGTTTTACCTTTGGTAACTTCGCCACCTTTAGCAAGAAACTCTGCTTTCATACGTTCTAGTTCTTCGTCTTTAGGCTTTGCATCGTGATTCATTGGCATTGCAGATTTCCTTATTGGTTAATTGCTTCATAAAGTGCTTCACCGCTGAAGAACTCTTTGTTTAATTTCTTAGTTTGTTTCATTAAGCTAACTTCAAAGTCATCATAGTTTTCCATATAGTTTACAATTTGTGCAACTACTTTGTCTCTGTTATGCAAGTATGCGTCATAGTTTTCAGTCCACGTACTTGGGTATGTAAACTCAGGTAGTGCCATTTCACTGTAGCTTAGTCTATCAGGTACCATAGGAATAGCATCAACTAATGCGCCTTCATACCAACTAATGCCAAGTGTTTCTTGCAAGTTAGCACTAAACACCATCTTAGCTTCGCCTAGCAAGTTATGATATTCTTTCTTTGAAAGTTCTTGATCCTGACAAACAACAAACTCATATTGTGGTAACCGCTGTGCCAAGTCTCTAAAGATTTCAACCTGCTTCTCAGGAGCAACACGATGTGGAAACAAGATCAAGTCTCGCTTTTCCATACCTTTGTAGCTAGTTAAACTATCCTTTAGATACTCCATAGGCCAACCAACTCTAATTGCTTTGTCCATGTCAACATCATAATTGTCCATCATAGTGTCTGTAAACAAGTCAATATGAAATTCGCTTGCAAAAAAGTTATCATCATAACATTCATACATTGACATTTCAGCATGTCTTACCCAAGGCTTGTCACCTATAAGTCTGCCTAAGAAGTCTTGCGGATCATAACTACCAGCATGCCATAAGCCGCCGATATTAATGTCGACACCTAGAAGTTCTGCCATATACTTTAATTGTATAACAGTAGGGTTCCAGGCATCTGTATATAAGAAATAGTCACCATCGGCTACTTGTCCTTTACAGAACATTTCGCCGATAGTTTCTAGTTGTTTCGACTTGTACACGTTAGTACCGCCAAAGTTAAGAAACGCCCCAGGCGTAGTTGCCTGAGGAGTATCTCCACCTGAAATTACAGTGACAACTTCATTAGCAGCCTGTTGAAGTTGTTTAGGAAGATATTCTTTCCACTGTTTAGTGTAACGTGTATCTACAGCTTCAATATCTACAATGAAGATTGTCATAGTGTATTCTCCTTAGTATCTTTTTTGCTTTGCTCGAGGATCGGGCTTACGGAAAGGCTTCTTTACGAATTCTCGCTTCTTAGGCGGACCTAAGTGCCGCTTGGTGTATGCACGCCACACCCAGGAAGAATCGTTGTATAAATCTTTCTCGTCAAATACAAACCCAGCAAAACCGTCAGCATATGCATGTGCGCAAAAGTCTCGGTAGGAGTCTAAGTCGTTAAAGATTTTGTTAATTGATGGAACATTATATGCCATTGTAGTTTACTCTCTTATTTTGAGTTTCTAGGATAAAAGTTTGAACAGCCATTTTCGCCATCTTCGGCGACATCAATTTCTACAAAGCGGCCTGGATACTTCGCAGTGATTTCTTTGTACAAGTCATCTGCGATCATCTCACAGCTCTTGTGATTTAGTTGTATTACATCTTGTGCATACAACCGTTCCATCCAACGTTTAAATTGGATAAACTCAATATCGCGATCGTCGTGAAACACTTCGATGCGTACTTTAAAGTGAAAGATATGACGATGTGGAATGCCTAGGAATGATACATCATCCCAATCGCCGGTTGCTAGTTTAGGATCAGTATCAGCACCAGGGTACATATGTACACCTTCTTTGCGGAATGTAACCCAAATACTTTTAGTAGATTCTGTCATAGTTCGCTCTTCTTTCGTTCTGCGTAGTATATAATTGTGATAACGTTCTTGCATATTATTAGTATACGTTCACTTTAAAACTTTGTCAAGGCCATATTTGCTCCAGTCCGTAAATTTATTACGATCCATCAAATCATGCAGGCTATGGCACCATACGCCTGGATTGCTTGCTTTAAAATCTTTGTCGTCAATTTTAATCATTGTATTATAATTCCATTGTGCAACATATGGAACCACAACACGAAGTTGCGGAATAAAGTTGTCGCTTTCAGTTAGTCCACCGTCTAAAAACCATTCTAGGTTAATAGTACTTGGAATGTCTAAACTACAAAGAATATCTTTATCTGTAAATGCACGGATCATTAGATCCCAGTCTTCAAACTCATCTGAAGTAACTGGCTTGTAACTGTGATTAGCACCAAAGAAGATATGTTCGCAACCTTCTCTGTTGTAGAACTCCATAATATCATGAAAGCTCTGAATACCAGTTACAAACAACGTCTTCATTCCAAACGCAGGAGTCTTTTCAACTTCTACACCTGTAAAGAAAGTAATACTGTCTGCTGTGCCTGTTTCGTAATCTCGTTTCATTCTAAACCTTTTTGTATTAAGTAACTATTGATTCGATGCATTTCGTCTTTAAGATATAGTTTCATAGTTTTAAGTCTACGAGCGTCATCGTCTATTGTTTGATTATTATAACGTTCAATTAGCTCGTTGTCAAGTTCTCTATGCTTACGTTCTAGTTCTGCGTAATGTGCTTTAAGTTTATCTTCAGTAGAATCATAATTGCTCATCCTCAAGTTCCTCCAACTTAGTTTCATCTAATTCGTCAACAGTTTCAACAGTTTCTTCTACATCAAATAATGCATCAAAGAATGTTGAACTGTTTACAGTCTTTTTACCAATTGCACCCCTAGTACCTGGAATAGCCATCCAGAACTTTGTGTATTTTTCAATTGTTTCTAAGGATTCTTCTTTTGTTGACTTTGAGAATATTTCTTCCATAACATCTCTAAATAGAACCCGGTCAAATTGCTCTTGTACAAGCATTTTAGGAATAATTCCTGCGTCATATTGTCTGTTTGCTTCCTGCACTGCATTAATGTGTGTCCATACGTTATGACCCATTTGAATGGCATAACTAAAACTGTCCCAACTTGTTGAATCTTTCTTGCGAACGATTGGCTGTTTGTTTTCATCAAGCACAGGATTATCATGCTTATCTAATTCAACTTCGCCAGCACTTACTTTAGGTGTTCCGATTTTATTTCGATCACCTTTTGCATATGTACAAATATCATTAACCAATAATCCATCAGTTAGTGGACTATCTTCAAATGCTTTAAAAATACCATCTTGTAATGTAGCATCTTTAAATGTACGTGTATCAGTTGCATACTTTAGTTCGTCTACACTAGGCACCATTCGATAGGTCCATTTACCTCTATCAGGAGTTTCGTTAGATGTGTATACCTGTCCGTTAGCAGTTGCTAAGAATGGGCTTGCACAATCAAATGTAAGCATCATAGTGGGGTTGTAGTACTTGCGTATAGCCCGCTGTACGTCTGTTAGCAAGCATGCCCACTCTAGTTTACTTGTACCTAGAAAGTGCATTACATCGTGTATACCGCTTTGTAACATGCCATCGTAGTGCATAGTAACAATACGTTTAAGTAACAAGTGTACATCGCACATATTCTGACCACCCATTGACCACCCGTTAAAGTGATTGTCTGGATACTTAACTGGATCGCAATAGTCTTTCATTTGCTCGTACCAGTCATCAGCGTCTGCGTGATTCTCACCTTGCAACACGTTAAGGAACTTACAAGCGCCTGTTCTATGCTTCATCCAATAGTCATTATTAATACGTGTAGCTTTAACAGCTTCATCATATGTACTAATTCCAGTTGCCGCAGCACCTGCTGGTGAACGTGCAACCCACGCTGGGATATCAAGGATCATACCATAGTCCATGTATGCATCCATCCAACGTAGCACGCCATCACGTTTCTTTTGTGCTTTAGGACAATTAGGATCTTTCCAGTCGCCTTCCCAAACACCTTTACCAATTTGGAAGCCGCCACTATCACCTAGTGCCCAAGTATTAGCACGATCTCTATTACGGATCATGTCTTCTTTAGGACTATGTTTGTTAGTGTCTAACTCGGCATGTCCTGCAGAATAAAGCGTCCACTTGTATGTGAACGCTCCTTCTTTAGCATTAAGATAGTTAAGACTTTCCATACCGTTTGCAAAGTTATTAGGTATACGTGTATCAGGAACATACGGACCATTTACAGGATCAGGGTAGCGTTGCTTGCCCACGTAAGTAGCATAGAAGCCACTTAGTGCGGGCAAGAAGTGTGCATAATCTTGTTGTGCTTCTGTAAGGTCTGTGTTCATATTACTTACTTTGCGCTGGAAGAATGTAATCGTAATTTGCCATTCCACTGTCTACACTAATTTGCATAGCGCCTTGATCTGAGATACTCATAGTCAAGTTACCATCAAGGCCTAGAATAGACTGCACTGCTGCAACAGGCCAACTCCATGTGTGTTGTAGTGTACCTTCGACGCCATGCTGGAATACAAACTCGCCTGCGTGTGTACTTTGATCACCAAAGCTAAACACTAAGTTTCCGTCTACAGTTTTAACATTAAATGTAGGCTCTTCGTTATGCGCTGCACTCATTAGTTTCATACGTTCAATTGCTGCAACACTTGGCTGGAATGTTACGTTCCATGCAGCACCTTTAAACTTAACAGTCTTTAGTTTTTCTTCAATAATTGCTTTGTTCATAAAGCGATAGTCGTTCTCAAAGTCACCAGCTGCATTTTCAAAATGAATATGCGTCGGAATAGTCTCGCCATTACGGTCTGCTTGTATAACAGCAAGTTTTGCATCTTTCTGATACTCTGGGTTTTTTAGATGCAATGCAAGTTTACCTAAGTTAGGCATACCAAATGTACCTATAAACTCAGGAACTGCTGTGTGAGTAGCAGCACTCATAATAACACTGCGATCGTCTGCCATGCTATCAATCTGGGTGCCTCCGTCACTAGTTACTTTAACTAAGTTAAGAAATCCTAACGAATGAGTGTGTGCAACTACGTCTTGTAAAATATCTTTCATACTTCTTCTCCTATATTAATCTTTATTATATTATCTTTATTGCGAGTTGTCAAGAACTTTTCTATACTATATTTAGGTTTAAAGCCAAGGTGCTTCATTTTTTCTAAATTAGCACAGGTCCATTGTCTCTCTGTTGGGGTATTTAGACGAACTGGTAACTCTGGTGCAAAGTCTTGGATCTTTATCGGAACACCAGAACCGATATCAATTGTACCTTTAATATGTGTGTGATGTATTAGTATATTAATAGCGTCAATTACATCAAACAAGTGTACAAAATCTCTGTAATGCGTAGTTGTATACTCTAGCGTACCATTAAATAATTTGTCAAAGAACATGTTCTTACGGGGGTTAGTAGAATATACTGTGTGGAAACGTAGACCTAGTGTGTCACAGTATCGTTCTGCAAGTTCTTCTAGTACATACTTAGACGCCGCATAAGGGTTCAAATCGGGCTCGTAAGCACTCGAACTGCTGGCATACAGTATACGTGTATTATGATAACGTTCAAACAAACGTCTACTTGCTTCTACATTATTCATCCAATATGCTGCTGGATCTTTAATACTTTCACGTACTCCTGAACGTCCTGCTAAATGTATAACTAAATCAAAATCTTGATTAGGAAATTCACAAGTTAGTAAATCGTTGCCGTCTAATAAGTCGATACCTGTAACAGTGTGATTTAGTTCAAGTGCCTTTAACAGCACTGATCCTATAAATCCTTTATGCCCCGTTAGTAGTATGTTCACGTAGTTTCTCCCATGTATGTTTCCAGTCATTAACTTGATGAGAAAATCCTAACTGATATTTCTGTAGCGCATCTGCTAGCGGCTTATCGTTGCCACCTTCAAACATTGCATCACCATAAAAATGTATAGTGTCATTTTCTTTAAAGTCTCTTAGTATCTGTGACTTATCTGCGCCACGTGGAGCAATATCAATCCCAGTCTCTCCGCCTACAGTTGCTTGCAATTCTGGAAACATTATATTAAATGCATTTGCTATTGTAATACGTTCATTCTCTTGTGTGTCATATGCAACATATTTTGCACGTTGTTCTGGAGACGCACTACGGCCTAGCACACTAAAGTTTACCATACCTGAACGTTCTTCTATATGCCTAATACCTGTACGTTCAGTAAACTGACTTTCGTATTCACAACTAATTAGAAATGTTCTTGCTAGTGCAGGTAATTCCCATACACTTTTAAGTATACTATTATCGCCTTCGTACACATCACTGCCTGAACATTGATAAACACGTTTTGCTAAATTGTAAGTATGTTCACTAAGTTGCTCTACTGTTTTAGGCTTGTCACTGCCAGTAACTAGGTACACATCATTCATCAAGCAGAATGTATTAAAAAATGCTTTAAACTGTAGATCAATAATACCACGACTGGGTGTTAATGTTCCGTCTACATCGAATATGAATTTATTCCGGTTCCGCACAGTATGCTATCTCCTCTTGCGTAAACTCATAAGATACTTGTCTCCATGCATCTTGACATTCTTGCCAATGATCGTATTCGCTGTATCGAGTGTATTTAGGTTCTGCACTGCCTATAATACTACTTACGATCCAAAGTGTCCACATATTAACGCACTACCAACGGTGCTGCTGATTGGCTGTCATGATAATCGCCAGATATGTAATAATCTCGGCATGCTTCTTCTTTTACCATTATACCGTTCTTCATACGATATGTTACAATCTCACGACGAATTACGCCGGCTGTATCTGCATCAAATGCACTTTTAAATGGTCCTTCAGACATTAGTTTGTTCTCCTGTTACTCTTTTGCGTAGATCACTTGTGCTAAATCTATGATCTCTTTTGTTAAAGTATAATTCTATATCACGCTTGGCACAGATAGCACGACCTGTAAACTTACCATTACGATACTCTTCACCTATTATTCTAACATCAATATTGTACATTGTCAAGATATCTTCTAGATCTTCTTCAGTACCATATGGAATAATTTCATCTACATACCTTACTGCTTTAAGTTGAGTATAACGTTCAACAACAGTTTGCACTGGTGCGTTCTTCTCCGGTCGATCAATACTAGGGTCAAATTGCAAAGCACAAATTAAATAATCGCATTGTTCTTTTGCTTCACGTAGCATTTGCACATGGCCGGCGTGCAAGAGGTCAAATGTAGATGCTGTAAATCCTACTCTCATTAATTGTTCTCCTCTTCTGATACATCAAATGGTATAATTATTCTAGGCAAGTCGCTTGTATTAGCTGCTACTTCGTGTGTTAGAAATCCTGGAAAAAGAATGATATCACCTGGCTTTGGCATAATACTATGTCGTCCAAAGTACTTTGCATAGCCAGGGTCATTAGGATAGCCACGTGACGCAGTGCCTCGAGGATCGTGCATTATGAGTTCGCCACTATCAATTTCTACATAAAACACACCACTAATAATAGCACTATTATGTTGGTGGGCTCCTATAGTTTTATGATTAGTTGCGTGTACATCTATACTAAGTTCAGAACCTTCGCATACTAAGTAATAACTTTCAAATACTTCTAGTAAATATTCATTTACACATTTAGTAATAAACTGTTCAGCTTTGTTAAAGAGTTCGTTTTGATGTCCTTGGTCTTTAAATAGATCAATCTCTCTTAGATCAACAGGCCAATTATTACTAGTATACTTACTTTTAAGAAAGTTGCCTATGTCCTTTACATACTCAGCATCGTTGATGTTTGTATGCATAATATGTGTAGTCCATTTTTTAATCATATTATTCACCAAAGTCAAACAAACTGCTAAAGGTTGTGTGTGACTTAGTATCTTCTAGTGGATAGTTAAGCACGCCAATCAAGTTATCTAGTTTGTTATCAATAATAGTTTCTGCCATTGCCGCATCATCAAACGGAAGTTCTTTGAACCATTCTGGAATACGTAGCTCGTCTGTTGGATATGCAACACTCGTATAGCCCAAAGGATTCTGTTTAAGTTTACAAACAATAACTTTCATTCCGTCGACAATCTCTTCACTGTACTTGTCACCGTTCATACGCTTTAGTGTATTCCAGTTAAGGCTTGCTCTTACGTGTCCGGGCATGTTAGCTTTACCTTGCTTCTCTTCTAAGCGACGATAATGACCAACTTTGTTTGCACGTTTGGGCGAACCTTTTTCCCAACCAGGTCTCGCACTAAATTCCTTACGGAACTCTGTAATACGCTCAAGTACATCACTACGTGGCTTATCAGTAAGTACCATAAGCAATAGTTCACTTAGGAACTCCTGCATAAACACAGGTGTATCTGATCTACGCAAGTCTAAGCCCATTGCCTTTACTTTACCAGGTTTACCATCTGTGTCTGTGCGATATCCTTCTAGGTCAGTTACTAGTGCTGCATAACGCTTCTTAGTAATAAACAAGCCTGTTCTAGCAACAATCTCTCTACCTGCTGCAATAACATCTGCACGACTCTTTGGACAATGGAAAGATCTACGCATCATATCAATAAACGTGCTGTCTACTGCTTCTGATACTTGATCATACAGTAAAATAGCCTTTTCTGCATCCCACGGAATAGTTCCAGCTTCGATCTCGTTACCTAACGTGGGCCAAGCACTAAAGTATACAGAGTCAGTATCACCGTAAATAACTGCTTCACCTACGTGATCATATACACCTGTAATGACTTTGTTTGCTTCTGCACTCATGTGCTTAACAATAGTACGTCCTGTTAGTGTTGTACTTTGTCCGATACGTTTATCAAAGAATCTACAACCAGGGTTAAGAATAGCACCATACAAACTGTTCAAGTTAATCTTCTTAACTAGCTGTCGTTTATCCCAGTACTCAATCTCTGCAGCGTTGCCTGCGTCTTTTGCTTTTTTAAGCATCTTCTGCAAGTCTTTACGTTCACTATACCAACGCTTTAGTAGTCCAGGAATAACACCTTCAAACGCTGTAGTAAAGATAGTACCGTTAGCACTAAGCATCCAAGGCATATTACTATCGAACATTAGTTTGTATATTTCGGCGCCGCTTAATACATCACTGCGTCCGTCTTCCCAATCAATAGTAAGTGAAATATCTTTACGTTGTTCCATAACAGCATCGTATTCTTCTGTTGCAAAACGACCTTCCCAACTACCAGCAAAGCTTTTCTTCTTTAGGCCCATGTCTTCTATAACACGACCATCACTAATCTCAGGACGTATCTGTCCTATAACAGTTTCAGGCGCCATATTCAATGCACGAATCACTGATGGATACAGTGAATTTAAATCCATCGATGCAATCCACTTGTGCAAACCTTTCTTAGGAAACGCTACGTATGCACCTGCTGCCTGTGTGTTTTCGTCATCACGCTTCTTACGATTAGGTACTTGTAAGCCTCTGTGATGTGCTTCATTAACAATAGCTTGTTCTGTAACAGCAACAGCGCCCATTGTAGTTTGTAGAAGCACAGTGTTAGCGTGTGCTAGTTCGTTGCTTAAATCAATAAAGCGTAGCTTCCTATCAATCTTATCAAGCAATGCAGTATCCTGTCTATTGTATTCAATAAACTTTTCAAAGTCATTGTTGTACAATTGATCAAGTGTACCTTCGTAAACTGTTTTGTTTTCGCCTACTTCGATTTCGCCAATGGCATCTAGTCTGTATGTGTGACGTTCTTCATATGTATATTTGCGATACAAGTTAAGATAATCAAGATGTACAATACCAATAGTATCATATGTCTCGCTTAGTTTACCAAACTTTTCATATTCACGCTTCTTAGGTTTCTGTTGCCACAAACAAAAGCGTCTTGTATCATCACTACTTAGAACACGCTTGATGCGGTTCATAGTATACGGAACATCGTATCCTTCACTGTTCCAACCACTGTGAATATCAACATCGTCTAATAAGTCAAGAAACATATTAAGCATGTCTCTTTCGCCGTTACCTTCTGAATCGTTAGGAAACAGAATACATGTATCGCCCCAACGTGCTTTACACATTGCCTTTGCTTCTTCAAAGTCCATGCCCTTAGGCGGAACAGCAAGTGTGATCAACATACTATCTAGCCATTGCAAACATACTGTAATAGCAGTAATAGGCATAAACGGATCTTCAACTGGAGCAAAGCCACGCTCTGGATCAAAGTCTGTCTCAATATCCCAAAACAGTACGTTTAGTTTAGGAGCATCTTGTTGTAAATAGTTTTCACTTAAACATTGAAAGATTGGATTAATGTCGCTTTCAAACAGTTCTTTGTCTCTGTTAATAGCTACTTCTTTGCGGAAGTCTTTTGTATTTTTACATACTACTCGTGATAATTGATCGCCGTATACACTCTTATACTTGCCCTTAGGGTCTTTATAATAAAATGTGTATTTTGCTTGATATTCACGAAAATGTCTTTTGCCTTCGCGGCGTTCAACAACTCTAATAATGTCTGCATCTCGGTCAAACATTGCGTCTACGTAACTCATATAATCTCCTTGTTGCTTCTGGCCAACTAACCTTATATCATGTTCTTAAAGCGAACGACTCTATATATTATATTATAGCACAAATAGTTGTATTAGAGCAAGACAATTCATTACTACAAACCAACTGCATAATACAATAACAAATGCAGCTTGTCTAATTACTGCACTAATTACACCTAATAAACTTCCTACCAAATACATAGGAACAAATATTTTAGTTGCTGGATCTAAGATAGTAAATGTTAATACAGCACTTGCACTGATGAGTAATACTGCTTCTATCATTTCACAGTAGAAAGCTACAGGACTTGTCCTGTAACTATTCTTAAAAAACTCTGTAATTTTACTGATCACTTATCAATACCAACAGTTGCTACTAATGTTTCAAGATCATCATATGCATCAACGTGCTTTTCCCAGTCACGTTTTTGTGCAATCTTAATTGCTTTATTAATAAGACTAGGCTTAATATCAAGTTCTTCTGCTACTGCTTTAACAGTTTCTTTAAGGCCCATATTAAGGTCTTCTACTTCTTGTAGAACGGTTACGCCCTCTTTGACAAGACGTTCTAGTTTGGCTTTTTCTTCAGCACCATAGGTACGGTCACTCATATAGTATACTCCTGGGTTGTGTTTATTTGTGTACTATTATAGTATATACTAGAAGAATGAAAATGTCAAGTATTATTTAACGATTAATTATCGTCGTCGTTATCGCGATCGGCAACAAATGCTGCGTTGTTTTGGCTTAGTTGCAAGCTATTAAGCATCATTCCTAGTGCTTCGTTGTGTAGAAAAGGTGCAGTTTGTGGAGCACCAGTGGACATAGATCTAAACATATTTTGCATATTTGCTTTATCTTGCATTCCTGCACTTGCCCAGTAGTTTACTAACGCCGCCGATATTTCTGCTGCAGACCTATTTGTTGCTGTAGATCCATAATATGGTGCAAATATTTGCATTGCTTCAGTTGCTAAATCTCTCATGTTATCTGATGAATATACCCATGTAGTGGTATTAGTGCCCCATGGACGAAATCTTGCTGCACCTGGAATTTTTAGTTCTTCTGCTCGTTCAGCTGACATAAACTCTTGTTGGGCGCCGCCAGGAATAAAGAATTCATCAATTCTCGATTCTGATATAATGTCAATTATGTTCATTTAATCTATTCCTTAACCGCCAGCACTTGCACGAGCCGCTGCGGCTGCTGCTATCTCTTCCGGAGTCTTTGGCGAACCGTCTTTATTATGTGTGTAGCCATACCGCTGATCCCAGTTCGCAGCAGCAATACCACCTGGTCTAGGGCTTACTGAACCTTGAGATGCTTCGTCGCTACTATCAGCATTGTCAGGTGCTTCGTCGTCACCGCCCGTTCCAGTGCCTGATTCAATGCCGATACGCTCTAATTCAACTGCAACATACTGTCGGTAATCTTGTGCGTTAAACGATCCCATCATGTCCTTAATTAAATCGCCAGTTCTTAATGGCCTGCCACTACTACCAACTTCCTTATATGCATCTACAACTAGTTGCCAGTCAGCAGCATTTTGAAGCTCTTTTAATCTATCGTTAATACCTTGTTCATCTGTACTGTGACCTAGACCTACATGTCCTAATGTACCATTATCTGAACTGCCCAAGCCGCCACGTGCTGCAAAATCAGTTGCAATCTGTGTTGCACGTTCTGCTGTAATAGTTGCAGTAGCAGTATCACCTTCACTATCAGCATCACGATC